GTCCGCAGGGTGCACCAATGAGTATTATTACCACAAAGGAGCGTACATGAAATCCTGGTTCAAGCACGACTACGCCGCCCGCAACGACGACAAAGTTCTGGAGCTCCGTGCCGAGTTCGGATGGGAGGGCTACGGTATCTTCTGGGCTATCATCGAGTACATGGCCGAGACGAATGGGGGCATCGACACCCGAAAGATCGGAGCTGTGAGCATCGGACTGGGTGTCGACAAGACCCTTCTAACCCGAATCATCGAGTTTTGCCGCAAGGTGGAACTGTTTGAATCCGACGGAAAAATCGTCAGAAACCGCCGTCTTTCGAGTCATCTTTCGGAGATAGAAGCCAAACGGGAAGGGGGTTCACAAGGGGGTAAAAGGTCAGCCCAAAAGAGGGGTTCAAACAATAGGGCTTCAAGGAATCCTTCAAGCATACCTAACACCACTCCTTCAAGCATACCTTCAAGCATACCTTCAAGGAGTGCTTCAACAGATAAGATAGATAAGATAGATAAGATAGAGAGAGAGTCAGACGCGCGCACGCGCGCGGGGCGCTCTCTCTCGGATTTCGCTTCGCTCATACAGGCCCCGGAGATAGCCGAGATGATGACCGACATCGCCTCCGAGCACCCCCGATTCCCGGCAGCCGCCGAGAGCTGGTATGGGCACCTGTCGGAGAAGATGGGCAAGCCTCCGACCAAGGCCATGTACCAGTCCCACATGCACACCCTGTCAAAGATCGCCGACCCCGTGGGCGCTATCGACTACTCGATCACCAACGGCCACAAGTCCATCTACTCCGACTGGGACGACAAGCCCACGCGCCCCAACCGCCAGACAACCACAACCACCGCCGACGAGGCCTCGGGATGGAAACCCTTTGACGACAGCCCCAAGCCGCCCGGACCCAACCACCCCGACTACCACCGCGTCCAAACCCCGCCCCGAGCCTAACCACCAAACGCCAACCGACCACCCACCACCCACCACGCCATGAACACCGACCTATCGGCTGAGTTCGCCCTGCTCGCCCTGATGATGACCGATGAGGACGCGCGCAACTACGCCGTCGAAGCGGGTGTCACGCCCGACTGGTTCGCGCGCCCCGCCAACGCCGTCATCTTCCGCCTGGTCGTATCCCTGCACGAACGACGCGCCGTGCCCTCCGACGAGACCGTGGCCGTGGAGGTCACCCGCACGCCCGAGTTCCGCGACAAGCTCGTGGCAGCCTCCGACGTGCACCACGCCGCCAGCTTCATCGGCTACGGCCACAACGCCGAGTTCCTCGTGGCCGAGATCGCCGACACCTACCGCCGACGGCAACTCCGCGAGATGGCCCATCGCATCCTCACCGCCGCCGCCGACCCGTCCGAGCCCTCCGCCGACACCGCCGCCGCCGCCGACGAGGCCCTGCTCGCCATCACCACCACCGACACCGGCCAATCACCGACCGACTTCGCCTCCGCCGTGGCCGCAGCCCTCGACCCGTCGCAGTTCGGGCAGGGGATAACGACCGGACTCGCTGACCTGGACAAGGCGACGACCGGACTGCACCCCGGCGAATACTCCATCATCGGCGCGCGCCCGTCCATGGGCAAGACCGCCCTGCTCACCACCATGGCCCACAACATGGCCCGAGCCGGCATCAGCGTGGGCATCTTCTCGCTGGAGATGAGCCGTGGGGCCCTCGCACAGCGCATCATCGCCTCCGTGGCCGGCGTTCGCGTGATCGACATCCGCAAGGGTGAGCTCTCCGAGGCCAAGCTGTCCAAGCTCCACGCCACCGCCACCAACATCTCCGGGCTTCCCATCGTCATCGACGACCGCGCCGAGAGCCGTTCATCGCAGATGAGGGCAACGCTTCGGCGCTGGCTTCGATCGCCATCCCCGCCTCAGGTCATCTTCGTCGACTACCTGCAAATGGTCCAGCCCGACACCACCTCCCGAAGCGACAACCGCGAGCGTGAGATGTCCCGCGTGTCCGCCTCCCTCAAGGCCATGGCCAAGACCTACGGCGTGCACGTATGCGCCCTGGCGCAGCTCTCCCGCAAGAACGAGCAACGCCCCGACAAGCGGCCCGTTATGTCCGACCTGCGCGACTCCGGGCAGATCGAGCAGGATGCAGACATGATCCTGCTGCTGCACCGACCCGAGTACTACGGCGGCAAGACGCTCTCAGGGATCGCGCCAGAGGGCATCGCAGAGGTCAACGTGGCCAAAGCCCGCAACGGCGTGACCGGCACCGTCGAGCTCTTCTTCGACGCTGACATGACCACGTTCCGAAACCTGTACCGGGAAACGCCGTCGCTGTCACAAGCCACCACCAGCCACCACGAGCTCACCGAGGCCGACAGCTACAGCCCGTTCTGACACCACCGACCCCTCCCTGACGCATTCCGTCAGAACCCGAACATAAGCACTTGCGCAAGTCCCCAGACTTTGCCTATCTTCGTCACACCCCCCCGAAGATCACCCCGCCGACCCGGTTAATCCCAACACCAACCGGAGCGGCACATGGCCCAGAAGGCCACACAGAAGGCCACGACAGTCCGCTCCACCAAGCGAAAAGGGAGCGGCGAATACAAAGACGAATCGGCAACCATCGACGCTATCGTCTCCGAAATCGCGGAGATGATCGTTATGGGACATGGCCGGAGTGCCATTCTGCGATATTCCGCAGAGAAGTGGGGATACAAGTCCCGATGGACCGAAGAGCTTGTTGCAAGAGCCCGCGAACTCATCGCCGCCGACACCGCCGAAGAGCGCAAGGACTCCATCGTCAAGGGCATCGCACGCATGGAGATGCTGTTCCTCAAGAACATCCAGCGAGGGGCCTACGCCGAAGCCCGAAAGGTGCAAGAGACCCTGAACAAGCTCATGGGCCTCAACGCCGAAGCGAGCGAGCGCGAAGACGGCGACGCGAACATCATCGCCGACGCTATCGGTGGTCTCAAGTACGACACCCAGCAGGAGGAACCCTGATGGGTGTCCCGCGTTTAGATACCTTCCCCATCCCGAGCCCCAAGCAGGTGGCTTGCATACGCGCATCGGGACCGGGCGTGAACCTTTGGGAGGGCTCCGTCCGTTCGGGCAAGACCGTTGGAAGCCTGCTCGACCTGATCGCAACGCTCAAACACGGACCACCCGGCGACGCTATTCTGATCGGCAAGACCGAGCGGACGATCATCCAGAACGTCATCAACCCGATACGCGCCTACACCGGCGCTAAGATGCGTCTGGGCTCTGGTGTTACCCGCCTTTTCGGACGCACGATCTACGTCGTTGGAGCCAACGACGAGCGCTCCGAGTCGAAGATACGCGGAGGCACCTACGCCGTTGCCTACGGCGACGAGGTGACGCTTTGGCCCGAGAGCTTCTTCAACATGCTCATGAGTCGCCTATCGGTCGAAGGGGCTACCTTCATCGGCACCACCAACCCCGACGGCCCGCGCCACTGGCTCAAGGTCAACTTCCTCGACCGCATCGGCGAGCTTCCCGGCTGGCGCGTGTTCAAGTTCTGCATCGACGACAACCCACACCTCACGCCCGCGTTCGTCGAGGGTCTGCGCAAGATGTACACCGGCATGTGGTACGCCCGCTTCATCGAAGGCAAGTGGGTAGCCGCCGAGGGCGCTATCTACGACATGTTCGACGAGGGTAGGCACACAGCCCCGATATCGGCGTTCCCTGCTCACTTCCGAGCCTACTACGTGGCTATCGACTACGGCACCAAGAACCCCTTTGTGGCGGGTCTGTTCGGTATCGGTCGCACGGAAAAAGACCAGCCCGAGAAGCTCTGGTGCATCGACACCTACCGTTGGGACAGTGTCAAGAAGGGCAGGCAGAAGACCGACGCAGAGTACAGCGAGGACATGCGAGCGTGGCTACGCCGCCACAAGGTCACACCCGCCGCCGTCTATTACGACCCTTCCGCCGCGTCCTTTGCCCTCCAGATCATCCGTGACGGCGTTCGCGGCGTGGTCAAGGCCAACAACGACGTGCTCCCCGGCATCCGCAACGTGGCAACCCTGCTCGCGGACGACCGTATCGTCATCGCTGACCACCTGATCGACGACATAGGCGAGATGCAGGGATACGTCTGGGACAAGAAGGCGCAGGACCGTGGCGAAGATTCCCCGCTCAAGGCCAACGACCACTTCGCCGACATGATCCGATACCTGGTACGCAACACATCGGCCGAATGGAAAGACTGGATCACGTACGAGGACCCGCTTGCAGGCGTGAACGTGCTTCGACCGACAGCCATGAACCGAGCCTAACCCAACCACCCCAACTCACCAAAGACCCATGCTTCCACAAGAGAACACAGCAATCATCGACCTGATCGACACCGACTGGCACCGCCGCGTAAGAGAGTGGGAGGTGTGGTACAGCTCGGACCCAGAGACGATCGCCAACTACTACGCCGCTCAGGCCAAGAAGGCGAGCGAGGGGCGTTTCTACACCGAATTGGGCACGGGTCAGGATACGGTCATGCACATGCCACTCGCATCCGACATCGCCGCCGTTTCCGCTTCGCTGCTCTTCAGCGAGGCTCCCGAGTTTGATGTTCCGGCAGCCGTTCAGGAGCGCTTCACCGAGTTCGCAGAAGCCGCCAACTTGGGAGCGCTGCTGCTCGAGGCCGCCGAGCTATGCGCCGCCTTGGGAGGCGTATTCGTCAAGATCGACATCGACCCCGAAGTGAGCGAGATGCCAGTGATATCGGCTATGCCGCCGACTTCTTGCCGCGCCGTCTTCCACCGTGGGGTTGTAACGAGCTTCCTGCACTGGAAGAACGTCAAGACCGACACCGCCAACGACGCTGTGTGGAGGCTGGTCGAATCGCGCCGCAGAGCCGATGGACAGATCATCATCGAAACGGCTTTGTACAAGGGCAGGGCCGACAACATCGGCAAGCTCGTGTCCATGGATTCGATCGACGAGACCAAGGGCTTCTCCGCCGATCCCGTGGGCATCGTCACCGAGCGAGGCATTGGCGTGGTCTATGTGCCCAACCGCCTGCCGAACCGCCTGCGTCCGAACTCTCCGCAGGGCGTGTCCGACTACCAGTCATGCGTGTCGCTGCTCGACGCTCTGGACGCTGCCTACACGGCATGGTGGCGGGACATTGAGGACGGTCGATCCCGCCTGATGATCGACGAGTCCCTGCTTGATGGCACCAAGTCCAAGGACGGCTCGCCGCGTTTCAACACCAACGACCGCGCCTACGTCAAGCTGGCCATGGAAGCGGCCCGCGTTGGTGAACACGGCTACAAGCCCATCGAACAGGTCCAGTTCGACATTCGCATGGAGGAGCACAAGGCATCGTGTTTGCACCTGATCGAGCAGATCGTTGACCGCGCCGGCTACAGCCCTGCGAGCTTCGGGTTCGGCCTTGAGGGCAGGGCTGAATCGGGCACAGCGCTTCGCATGAGGGAGCGTAAGAGCATGCTCACACGCAACAAGAAATCCCGCTACTGGACGGCTCGCATCAAGGACCTGCTCTGGCAGGTAGGCGAGTTCGACCGGCTTATGGGCGGGAGAGGTGGTTGGGACATCAACGTCACCCTCTCCGATTCGATCGTTCCCGACGAACTCGAGCGTGCCCAGACCGTGCAGGCCCTCGCCGCCGCAGGAGCCGTTTCGCTCGAGCGAATGGTACGCATCATCAACCCTGACTGGGACGATCCTCAGGTGCAGGCCGAAGTGGAGGCCATACGCTCCGAGACCGGACTAGCCTTACAGGGCTTCGAGGGCGACCCGGTGCCAATGGGTGCGGGCGCTAACACGGGCTCGAACACGGGCACGGAGGATGATGAATGATCTCTCCGGACAGGTACGCAGACCTCGCATCGGCCATCGTCGAGGCATCGGAGAGACTGAGCCTGTCGGTACTCGCTGCCCTTACGGCCGCAGCCCGCGAGCTGCTCGCCAACCCCGCAAGCGCGAGCGCTCGCAACCGCTTCCGTCGGCAGGTCAGGAAAAGCGCAAGCCTGTGGAGGTCGGAGATTGATAACTTCCTCGACGCAGACCTTCTCGAGACCTACATCGCGGCGGCAGGCGTGGCGGGCTCGCAGATCGCAAAAGCCGTACCGTCGGCCGTGGCAGCATCAGGCGGGCAGATACCACCCGTGGGCATCGGCACGTCAGGGGGCAAGCTGCCGCCATCTGCGTCGGCAGCCCTTCGCAAGGCGGGTCTTTCCCGGCACCTGACGGCCTTCGCCGTCATACGCGCCGCCGCCGATAACTCCCTTGGTGACACGGTTGTTCCCGTGCTTCGCTGGACGGAGGATGCGTACCGTCGCATCGCCTCATCGGCAGCCCTTGACGCGCTGGCACCCGGCTCCGACGAAGAAGTCAGGCGCTACACCCGCAGATCGGTCACACAGTCAATGCTCGACCGCTTCGCATCGGAGGGCATCACAGCCATCACTTACGAGAATGGCCGAATGGTAGGCGTTGACACCTACGCGGAGATGGCGGCGCGAACGGCCATAGGGCAAGCCACGGTGCAGGCTTCCATGAACCGGTACGCAGAGTTTGGTTTCGACTTGGTACGCGTTTCATCACACCCGAGGCCGGCTCCCATGTGTCAGCCGTGGGAGCACAAGATACTATCCCGAACTGGCGACACGCTGGGGTATCCTACCTACGCAGAGGCGCACAACGACGGCAAGGGTTTGCACCATCCCAACTGCGGCCACTCGGTCACGGCCTACATTCCGGGCGTGTCCCTCGAAGAACTTCCGCGATTGGCAGACCCCGGCGAGAAGGCTTTATACGACAAGCACGGCAAAGAGGCGGGTGACCAGATCGCCTACAAGGCACAGCAGCGACAACGCCAGATAGAGCGAAAGATACGCGAATACAAACGCAGGCAGACCGTGGCTCTGCATGACGACGCTATCGAAGCCGCCCAGCGCAAGGTGAACCAGTGGCGGGCACGCATGAGGGAGCACCTGAGCATCCATCCCTACCTGAGGCGCAAGCCCGAGCGCGAGCGCAGGGTTGTCAAGGCAAGCGGGGCGGAGGTGGCGCGTTGACCCGCGTGCGCATCGTCACCGCCATCTGGGGACGGTATGGGCTCGCCAGCTCGTGCATGGCGCATTGGCAGCGCTGGGCGCGTCAGGCTGGATGGGAGGCCCAGATATTCGCCGCCGTCAGCGAAGATGCGGCAGAGGCGATCTGTGAGGCTCTGGGTGTGTATTACGTCCGTGTTCCCAACCAGCCACTCGGAACGAAGTGGAACGAGGTCGTGAAATTGGCCATGTCTGCGCCCTGCGATTACGACTACCTGATGACGATGGGAAGTGACGACGTGCTGTCACCCAGACTCGCCGCCGCTTACGAGCCTTACATCGCATCGGGCACCCTGCTTTTCGGTGTTCCCGACATGTACGCATGGGACACGACCTCAAGGCGGGGACTGTACTTCCAAGGCTACACCGACCCATTCCCGAAGATCGCCATCGGAGCGGGCAGGATGCTCCACCGCAGGGCAGCCGAGCACGTCGTTGGCCGCGTGGGATGGCTCTATCAGGCCGACATTACCAGGGGGCTCGACACCCAGAGCCGGAACCTCTGCGCCCATGTGGGTATCGCAGAGACGATCCTTCCACCACAAAGGGCTGTCCTCGACATCAAGGGGAGGGACAACATCAACCCCATAGGTCGCTTCTCGAGCGTAGGCGGTTGGCTGTCGTGGGAAGAAATTGGGAAAATGTTCGACATTCCCGACATAGAATCGTTCGTATCGGGCATTTCGATACCCAGCGCAATGCCCGCAGAAAAGCCCCACGAGCCAATTCTGTCATAACCTGTCAGAACGATGTTGCATTAGCTTGCGATTTTGCGTACACTTGCCCATGAAGCGTAGGGAAACTGAATAATTTTATCATGAGTCAATCAGCACAACCATCTGATCCAAGCAATACTGACCCGACACCGGGCGGCGGTGGCGATCCTCAGGGGGCACCGGCGGCAGGGGCGGCGGCAACGCCTACCCCGCCTTCCGGTGGTGAACCCAATCCGGAGATTGACAAGCTGTCCAAGGCGCTGAAGGCATCCAATGCCGAAGCAGCCGCCTACCGTGTCAAGATGAAGGAGCTGATGAAGGTGTTCGGTCTCGACGAGAAGGGCAACCCCGACCCAGAGGCCGTACGCTCAGAGCTCGACCGGATCAAGTCGGAGAACCTGAACCTGCACACCCAGATGATCGCGGCCCAGGCGGCCACGGAAGCGGGTGTGGACGCAGAGCTGGCTCTGTCGTACTTGCAGGGCAAGGGCAAGCTATCCGACTTCGACCCCAAAGCCGACGGAGCAAAGGCCAAGCTGGCCGAGCTCTTCAAGGCTGCTGCCAAGGACAAGCCGGGTCTGGCATCCGGCCCTGCGCCTGCACAGCCCAAAGTGGGTGTCCCTCCGTCCCAGGCGGGCGGCGGCGACAAGCCCACGGTGAACGGTTGGCTCAAGAACGCCCTCAACCGGGGGCGTGTGACGATCTAAACCCCTTTCCTCGCAGGATAGGGTCTCGCCGGGCAGGAACCGGCGGGCTGCCATGGCCGAAGGTGGTATGGCGAAAGCGAAACGACTGTCATTCGTCGGGGAGGCGATACGACAGACACTTTCACTTAATACCACCTTACAATGAGCCAGATTACACGCTCTAATGCCGAGGCGCTGATCCCAGAGGAGGTCACCCGCGAAATCTTCCAGCACCTGCCGCAAAGCTCTGCTGTTCTGAACCTCGCGCGCCGCCTCCCTAACGGGACACGCAACCAAATGCGCCTACCGGTGCTATCGGCCCTTCCGCTCGCCTACTTCATCAACGGCGGGAAGACCCCAGAACAGTCCGCGGACACCAACTTCAAGAAGGTGACCAAGGCCGAGTGGGCCAACAAGTACGTCAACTACGAGGAGATCGCCGTGATCGTACCGATTGCGGAGGCCGTCGTTGACGATGCCGACTACGACATCTGGGCAGAGATTCGCCCACACATCGCCGAAGCCTTCGGCCTTGCCGTCGATTCGGCCATCCTTTACGGCACGAACGCGCCTGGCAACTGGCCGACTTCGATCGTGTCTGCCGCCACGACGGCCGGCAACGTGGTCGCAGAGGGCACGAACGCGAACCTGTACCAAGACCTCCTTGGAAGCGCGGGCCTTGTCTCGCTGCTGGAGCAGGACGGCTACATGCCTACGGGCTACATCGGCTCTATGAACATGCGTGGCAAGCTGCGTGGTGTTACCGGCACCGACAACCACCCGATCTTCACCAAGGCCACAAGCGGCGAGATGCAGAACCGGGCAAACTACGCCTTGGACGGCTCTCCGATCGTGTTCCCGACCAACGGTAGCGTGGTGCCTGCATCATCGCTGCTTATCGGTGCGCAGTGGGACAAGATCGTGTATTCGATCCGTCAGGACATGACCTTCAAGGTGCTCGATCAGGCGATCATCCAAGACCCTGACACCGAGGAGATCGTGTACAACCTCGCACAGCAGGACATGGTGGCGCTTCGCATCGTCATGCGCCTTGGATGGCAGATTCCGAACCCTGTCAACCGCCTGAACTCGAACGCGGCCACACGCTACCCAGCAGCCGTGCTCACTCCTGCGGCCACGACCTAACGTGACAAATTCCCAAGCCCCCCGTCAGATCGTCTCCCCGACGCTTCAGGGCGGGGGGTGAGGGTATAGCCTAAAGCCACGCAAGACAAGCCATGAACCAACTCATACCCGCTCCTGAGGGAGCCATCAAGGTCGTCATCAACGTCAACTCCAACCACCCGGCATACGGCCGTCTTAGCGTTGGGCAGGTGCTCAATGTCGACGAGGTTACGGGAGGACGTTGGCTGTCGATGGGCATAGCTTCGGTTGCACCTGATGTCCCACGCTCTCAGACCAAGGCGGCAACGCTGGCAGAGCTTGAAGCAGACGCGGCAGACACCAAGCCCAAGACCAAGCGCGGGCGCAAACCAAGGGGAAGCTGATGCCGTCGCAAGCCTACATCACACCAGCCATTTACGCGGCCACGACCGGACGCGAGGCATCGGAGGCCACGGAGGCTCGTCTAAGACGCGCTTCTATGCTCCTTGATGCCCGTATCGGACCCGGCTACGCCTACGATGAGACGACCGGGCGCAAGCTCGATTTGTCGACGATATCGCTGGCGAAATCCGACGCTGTGACCGAGTGGGTGTCTTGGATGGTGGCGGCGCTTGCGGATAACAGCGACAGCCCTGCCGTGACGGAATCGCTCATGCTTGGGCGCTTCCAGATACAGACCCCTTCGACGGGATCGCGCGATGTGCTGACGATACCGGACAGCCTCCGGTTCGCCGACGCTGCCCTGATTGCGGCGAGTGTGATACGGCGATCGGTACGCCTTTCGCGTGGCTCCGACGAATGTAGCGATAGGTACTCGACATGAGCACACGACAGTTCAAGAGCCTGATGACTTCAACAGCCACGCTGCACCGACGTACCACGGACCCCGTGAACGGCGACGTGACGGACGTTTCGACATCGGGAGTTCGTTGCGCCTTCGAGTACGACCGCAAGCGTTCAGTCAGCCGTGAAGGCGAGCAGGTGACGATCAACGCCGTGGTGTTCATAGAGCACCCGACGGACGGTTTCGACCCTACCCATGAGCTCTGGGAGGTGACGGACAGTCGTTTCCCGGGCAGACGTATGCAGGTCGTGAACATACGAGTGGTCGATGACCACCGCACGGGACGCACCCATCACTATGAACTGGAGTGCATCTGATGAGCCGTTGGATCAAATGGAACGGCGCTCAAGCTCAGGTCCGCGTTGACCGGGCATCCCGCAAGGCGCTCCTTGCCACAGGCGAGGCATTGCTCGAGATCATGCGTACGGAGGTACCACATGACGAGGGCACGCTCGAACAGTCAGGCATGGTCATTGACCAGTACGACGACAACGGATCGGTGCAAATCAGCTTCGGAGGCGGGCCGGGTACGCCTATGGCGAAGCTGGCATACGCTCTGTGGTGGCATGAGAACAGCGCGAACTTCCAGAGGGGACGCAAGCACAACTACATGAGGGACCCGATGAACCAGCACGGTCCGGGCATACTCCTGCGTGCCATGCGCAAACACCTGAGGGGGGAACTGTGATAGCCGCCTACGTTCATTCGATGCTTACGACGGCAGGCATCACCGGCGGGCAGTACGCGGCCATGACCGACGACATGGAGCTTCGCTGGTGCCTGTACGACGAGAGCGCTCCGGTGAGCGACGACTCGCAGGGGTACGCCGTGGAGCAGTGGGGCGTGAAGGTGCAGGTACGCGGCGCTGCCTACGCGGCCTCAAGGGACCTGATAATGCGCATACATGCCCTGCTTTCGGGATGGAGCGGACAGTTACCGTCAGGCGGGCCATTGGTCCACCAGACATTCATCATGACCAGTCCGGCCTACATCGGACGTGACGAGAAGGAGCGGCATGAGTGGACAGCCCACTACATGGCGCGGTGTGAGGGAGCGGCGGGGAGCCCAATTACCCAAACACGAAAAGAGCGCTGAGGAGGCGTAGACGACCATGGCAGGCGAAAAGAAATTTGCAGGTGCCGACATCAAGATCGGCGCTACCACCATCGGACGGGTCACCACATTCACACGTCGCTCCGAAGTCCGCGAGGACGAGGCTACGGGCGTGGAGAATACCGAGGGCACGGCACCGAACAAGATCAACCGGGGCGTGTTCGTGCCGGTGACACTCGACGAGATCGTGACCGTCGGAGGGGTTCTGCTCCAAGCCGATACCGGGCAGGCGGCGGCCATCACTGCGGCCCGTACGGGCGCGGAGGTGACGCTTACGGCCATCTACCAAGACAGCACCACATACACGTTCACAGGCTTCTTCAGGAATTTCGAGGAGCAGGGCAACGTGAACCAGGTGATGCGATTCACCAGTGAGTTCCGCGTGAACAGCGTCGGAGCCACCTGATAACACATAAACTCAACGAGGCGTACCAATGAGTGAAAAGACGACCGAACAGATACTTGACGAGCAGATTAGCCTTGCTGCCAGACAGCAGGAGGCAAGCCTTGTCATCGACTTCGACGCGGCCCTTGCCGAAAGGGTCAAGCGGGAATCCCCGCTACGCATAACCTTCAGGGGTAGGGAGTTCACTGTGCCACGCACGCTCCCTGCCGCCTTCCAGCTTTTCTTCTTCCGGCATTGCACCTATCGGGACACCAAGACGGGCAGAGTGTTCACGAGTGTTCCCGAAGAACGCGCCTATGAGTTCATGAGGCTCATGTTCGGCACGGAGTTCGTGGAGTTCGTTCAGGAGCATCCTGACGTTCCGTTTGACCTGATCTTTGACACGCTCGCAACGCGGGTCATGGAGGAGTGGGGGCTTTCGGTGCAGCCGGCATCTGGACAGCCGACGGGAGGCGATGGAAAGCCATGACCCGAGGATCATCGTCTGGGCATGGGCAGCCCTCGAGAGCGACTTCGAGCGCTTTTACAGGCTTGACCTTGCCCGCGAGGTCTTCGACGGTGGCATGACCGCAAGGCGGCTGATGGTCCTTATACGGGGCCTTCCCGCCGACAGCAGCTTCGCATGGTGGCTCAAGGACACGACCAACCGTGACTTCGCCACATTCGACCCGACCAATGTGGGGTCTTCGATGGAAGGCTACGCACTGGATAACATGACAGACAACTAAAGGACAGACCACGGCCATGGCATACCTGGTAGGCGAGCTATCGACGATCATCAGCGCGGACCGACAGCCCTTCGACTCGGCCATGGGTCAGGTCAGGCAGGCCGGCGACCGCGCGGCCACGGCCGTGGAGAGTCGCTTCCGTAGGGTTGGTGACGCAATGATGGGTATCGGTGCCCGAATGGGCGCCATGTTCACGCTGCCGGTCATGGCAGGGGCTGGAGGTGTGCTCAAACTCGCTGCCGACTTCGAGCAGGTGTCGGTGTCGCTTGAGACGATGCTGGGCTCGCAAGAGCGTGCAAAGAAGATGTTCGACGACCTCCAGCAGTTCGCGGCCCGGACACCACTCCAGTTCACCGACGTTCAGAAGGCGACGACGCTGCTGCTCAACTTCGGAGAGGAGGCTGACGCGGTAATCCCGACGCTCAAGATGCTTGGTGACGCGGCGGGAGGCGATGCGCAGAGATTCGCATCGCTATCGCTGGCCTTTGCCCAGATGTCGAGCGCGGGCAGACTCATGGGTCAGGACCTCTTGCAGATGATTAACGCGGGCTTCAACCCCTTGCAGGAGATATCCCGCAAGACGGGCCGGTCGATGCTCGACCTGAAGAAGGACATGGAGTCAGGGGCGATATCGGCTGACATGGTTCGCGCTGCCTTCGCATCCGCAACAGGCGAGGGTGGTCGTTTCAACGACCTGATGGAAAAGCAGTCCAAGACATTGGGCGGCCTTTTCTCGACGCTTCAGGACAACGTGACACTCGCGCTTGCATCCATAGGCGAGGCGCTCGTAAAGAACCTGAACCTCAAGGACGTGTTGGATAGAGCCGTTCAGGGCGTTGGCCGCTTCAAGGACGCGATCATCGACTTCACCAAGACCAACCCCGAGATGGTCAAGTGGGGCGCTGCCATTGCAGGCGTGCTCGCCGCCTCGGGGCCGCTTCTGATGGGCATGGGGGCGCTGCTGAAGATGCTTCCGATCGTCAAGGCGGGCATGATAGCGCTGACGGGACCCGTGGGTCTTGCCGTGGCGGCGTTGGCTGCCCTGGCGACTGCCGTAGCATCCAACCCAGAGGCGTTCCGCAAGATGGTCGACGGCCTTCAGGGACCGATGCGCAAGCTGCTCGTTCAGTTCGCGGGTCTGTCTGACATGGTGGTGTCGACGGTCAGGGACATGTTCGCCGCCGTCAACAGGATATTCACATCCATGGGCACGTCGATAACTGAACAGCTTGGCAAGATGCTTGGCAACGCCATACGCATGCTCGAGGGGCTGACATTCGCCATACGATGGACGCTGGCAGCCTTTGAGCAGTTCCGCGACGGGCGCTGGAGCGACGGTCTGGAGACGATGCAGGAGGTCATGGCAAAGCTGTCCGACACCTTCCTTCGTATCAAACGCCCGGAGGTGTTCGAGCGTGTGGGAGCTGATGCCGATGATGCCGCGTCGAGCGTGGACAAAGTGAGCGAAGCCTTTGACAAGATGATGGCGAAGATGGGTGGTGGAGACCCGTTAGCGGGCATGCAGGGGGCAGGCGGCAAAGACAAGGACAAAGGCGCTCCGTCGTTCGTGCCGTGGAAGATGGGTCTGCCCAAGCAGCTTCAGGAGGCGGCGGACGGCTTCCGCGATCTTGCCAAAGCGCAGAAAGAGGCGGCGGACGCAGGCTCATTGGATAGGGTGCTTGATTCGCTGGATCAGATGCCGCCGCGCGTCGACAAGATGACCGTGGCAATGAGAATATTTGCTGCAAACACAAAGAAGGCAATGGATGATGCCCTTGGAACGGCTGCTATCATGGCCTTCGATGGGTTTGTACAGATGTTAGGCAACACCCTTGCAGGTGTTCAGTCTCTCAAAGATGCCTTCACGAGCTTTGGCGATCTGGTCAAGCGCATTCTGGCAGACATGATCGCACAGTTCATCAAGATTCAAATTCTAAAGGCAGCTATTGGATTTGCAGGCGGACCATTCACTAAGATTGGTGGCATGATATGGGGCTTCGCCAACTCCGGCGGCGCTCGCATGGCCAAAGGCGGCATCGTGCCCTCAGGCTTCCCCAACGACACGTTCAACGCACAGCTCACCTCTGGGGAGGTAGTGATGCCGCTCGAGAGGCTCGAGGCCATGATGGGCAGCTCAAGGGGCGGGGCTTCGCGTGTTCAGGTAGAGGGCATCATCCGCGGCTCCGACATTGAGTTGGTCATGAGCCGAAGGGCGCGTCGCAACTACGGCTTCAACGCGGGGGCGAGGTTCTGATGAGTTTCGCATCCCGTTACGATATTAGCTTTTACGACCGAACCGATCACTTCTGGTTCGTCGAGATTCAGCAGAGGGGCTACGCTGGGCCACGGCAGGACGTGACGGCGGGCACGCCTGCGCTGCTACGGCATTTCGGGGCATCGGACACCGAGCTTGTTGGCTGGCACCGTGGATCGAGCGTAGAGATGACCATATTCGACGAGGGCGGGACGCTCTTTTCGGACATCTTCGACGCCTACGAGGACGATTGGCGCATTGCCGTCTACCGCGATTCGGTGCTCATGTTCTACGGTACGCTTTTGACCCAGAACGTGGTCGTTCCTGCCCATCAGCCGCCGTTCTTCGTGAATCTCGAAGCCGTTGACGGCCTGTACCGATTACAATCCATCCCCTTCAGCGACACCGACGACGAGGACACGGGCGATCCCCTGCCCATGGAGGGGCGGGCTACGGTGGTCAACGTCATCACCTCCATATTGGGCCGTCTGGACTACGGCCTTGCCGTGGAGTTCAACTGCGAGTGGTACCCGTCGGAAGTGGCGGGCACGTTCGCCGACGTGGAGGTCGACCAAAGCATCTTCACCGACGACAAGGGCCGGCCTCTCGACTGCTACGTGGTGCTCGAACAGCTCATGATGCGCTTCGGCCTTGAGATATTCCAAGAGTCGGGCAAGTGGCAGGTGACCCAGCACGAGCGCTTTGCCGACGACACCTTCACCCTCTTCGAGGTCGACGGCACCGACGGCTACACGTTCAAGCCTGCCGAGCGGGGCTTCCGTCCGCTCCTGCGCTCCGTTCAGGTCACGTACGACCACGATGTGGTCAATCTGGCCGTCGACGGCGACTTCCCAGACACGGCATTCGACCGTGACGACCTTTTGAAGCGGTGGACTGCGGCGGGCGGTGTGCTCCACGAGAAGTACGGAAAGCCCCTGTACAGCATCTACGGACGCACGACGGGCTCGCGTGTGAGGAATGACCCACGCACGGGCGGGGGTACGGGTGTGGTGCGCAGGGCTGGTGACGGCCCTTCGAGCCGTCCCGGCAGCAGGGCGGACCTACCACCGAGCGAGGGCGTGTTCATCAAGAACGCCGACGCATCGGTGTTCGAGGGCCGCGTGGTGTCCAAGACGCTGCCCGTGGAGCTGGCGACCACGCGCTACATCGAAAGCGAGGCCGTGCTCATCGAGGAGATCGAAGAGCGGTATCTGTCCATCGGCATCAAGCTGGGATCGTTCCTCGAGTACACGGGCGAGGACCCCGAGGGTGTAGAGACGATACGCACGGCCTTCCGCGTCAAAGTGGGCACCTACTACCTGCGTGACCAGTTCGGCGACGGCGTGTACACGTGGACGACAGATGAGAGTTTCATTACTGTCGATATCCCCCTATCCCGCGGCGGCTTCATAGAAAGCCTGTTCGAGCTCAAGATACTGACCCCTGAGCTTCCCGAGTCGGGGGAGTTCACCGTGCGCCTGTACGAGGTTTACGACAGCGAGCGTAAGTACGCGGCGGGTGAGTTCAACGAGATCGGGCAGCAGATCAAGGCACCCGGCCCCTACAACGCGGAGCGGTTCAAGCGTCCCACGGGCGTTGTCTATGAGTCGTTCGTGGTCGAACTTGCCGACGCTGACAACAAGACGATAGGGTCGCAAATAACGACGGCTGTCAACGCCGACGGCAGGGCAACCACGACGGCGGTCATCCCTACGCTGTTCATCGGCGACGGACCAACCACAGCTCACGCCCGAAGGCTCACCGTCGACGGCGGGCAGAGCAACAACGAGTGGAACGCTACGGAGCAGAACATCGACGAGGTGCTTGCAAGGTACATGCTCCTTCGGCAAATCCGCAACGTGCAGGTGCTCTCCGCTCGCATCAGGGCTGACATACTCGCCACGAACGCGCTGGAGTTCCTGTCGAAGCGCATGCGCTGGATCAACGTCACCCACGACGCAAGGGAGAGCGAGTGGAGCGGCGAGTTCATAGAGGTATTGGACGGCCTTGGGGGCGTTACCGTCAAGCGCGACACCGACGAGCGCTACGGCGGCTTCGTGTCGAACGCGCCCGGCGTTGGCTTCTTCGTCGACCAGTCGGGGGGCGTGCTCAACAGCTTCCTTGCAGCAGCATTCACACGCACGACGGCGCTGATACCCGCAGGCGTAAGGGCCAACATCAAGGTCTTGCCGACGAGTTCGGGCTTGCGGGCGGGCGCTACGCTCACGCTCATACACCCGTTCAACTTCACGCCCTACAACGTCGTTCTGGCCGAAGACTTCCAAGTCGGTGACACGGAAATGGTCATCGACCCCTTCGACTTCGAGGACGACATACCCTTCCCGGCAGCCGTCTACGCCACGGCCGAGGCGATCAACTCGTGGTTCGTGCAGAACGAGAACGGCGTGGGCATCGGTGTGCGCAGGGCTTTGGCAGGCGGGGCGGTGTGCTCGCTTACGGCCGACGTGGAGGGTGTGGTGGACACGCTTTCGGTCACCCCCACACGGGTCAAGCTCCGAGAGGGGGATCCCTTGTATATCGTGCCAACCGACCCCGAAAAGGATATCGTGTACGTGGTCGTATCGGCCGACACCGACGCGGGATCGGAGGTACTACCCATCGAAGAGCAGTACGTGGACGCTTTGGAAGAGGATCCCGTTTTGGTCGACGCGGTATACACCCGCGCCCAACTCCTTATTCAGCCCGACGCTGTGCAGGCATCGGTCGAGGACTACCGTGGCGGCTACGCCTTCACCAGGCTTACCACCAACTACGCGGGAAGCGGCTACACGAGCCTCGCCGTTCAGGCCATCCCTTCGGCGGTCAAGGCGGGCGACAAGCTGCACCTGGCATCGGTGCGCTTCGGAACGGCCACGCTCGTCACGCTGACGGCCGACGCTTCCGTGGGGGCGACGACACTGGCGATAGCCGCCGCAGACCTGACCTACGAGGTGGGCGACGTGCTCAACGTGGCCGACTCGACCAACCGCGCTGCCATCATCGTCAACGCCGACCGCATCTCGCAGACGGTTGAGCGCACGAGCTTCTCGGGGGCGATCGGCTTCTTGGACGGCGACGTGTCCAACGCCACGGCATCGACGATACCGGTACGTGACGTGACCGTCGAGCTCAAGGAGGATGACATCCTGTACATCCTGAACAAGGAGGACATGGCGCTGACGACCGTGTGGGTGGCTGCCGATTTCTCGACGACATCGGGTACGCTGTCGATCAAGGCAAATCAGATTGGGGGCACGGTCGACGTGCAGGCTTTGGACGGCTCTGGGCTGCACATGGCTATCGGCCACGTGCGTTCGATACAGCTCCAGCAGGCCGACCTGATAACATCGGTGGTTCAGCGGTTCAGCCAGAACAACGTGATATGCACGCTGTCGAGTGCGGTTTCGGGCACGGTGACGAGCCTACCCGTGACGGGCTTGGGTGTGGATTTGAAGGACGGTGACCAGTTCGTCGTCTATGATATCGACACGCTCGAGCCCTTCTTCGTGCAGCTATCGGCTGACGTTAGCTCAGGCGCTTCGAGCCTGCCCATCGACTCTGCAACCGTCAACGCAGGGTCAGGCAGCGGCGTTCACCTTCGGGAGAGCTTCGCACGGAGCCAAATCCTGCAAACGGCCGATGAGGTACGCACGGCCGTCACACGCTTTGCGGCGGCGGGCGCTCTGGCAACGCTGACCTCTGGCGTATCGGGAACGATCACCAGTTTACCTGTGACAGCCCTACCCGTCGAGGTCGAGGACAATGACCAGCTCTACATCGTGGACGCTGACACGGGGCTTACGTACGAGGTGCAGGCCAACGGTTCTGCATCGCTGTCAGCTACGTCGGTGACCATCGACAGCGCTTCGGTCACGGCCGCTTCGGGAAGCGGTCTGTACTTCCGAGAGGCGCTGTTCCGTTCGCTCATATCGGTGACGGCATCGTCAATCACCAACGCCGTGGAGGCCGTGTCGCTGGGAGGGCGCATCGCCGTGCTTTCGGCTGACGCATCGGGGACGGTGACGAGCCTTTCGGTATCGGGGCTGTCCACGCCGCTTGACCCGGGCGACGATATCTATGTCATCGACATTGCCACGGGCGAGCAGTTCACGGCAACCATCGCCACGAGTGCAGCCGCAGGCAGCAGCCCCATCCAGATCAATTCCACGACCGTCAACGCCGCCACGGGTTCGGGCGTGCACATCAGCGCTGCAACCATCCGAAGCCAGACCGTGCAGACGGCGGAGGCTTTGGAGGACGTGGTGGAGGCCTTCTCGCTGGGCGGCGCTATCGCCACGACGACATCCAACTACTCGGGAAGCACGACCGGCATCAACATCACGGGGCTGTCGGTCGACGTGTACGCGGGTGACCTTTTGTACGTCGTCAACAAGGACACGGGCGCTACGTACGGCATAGAGCTGACGGCCGACCGCGAGCCGGGTGACCTGACGCTGAACATCGTCTCCGCCAACGTCGTCGCTCCTGCAGGCTCTGGCGTGCACGTGAACACGGGCTACGTGCGTACGGTCGTTCAGCAGACAGCCGACTCCATCAGCCAGACGGTCACACGGTTCAGCGAGGCGGGAGCGTTCGCCACCATAACGAGCGTGCTAAGCGGAACGCCCACGACCAGCCTACCCGTCACGGCGCTGCCGTACGAGCTCAAGGACGGCGACATCATCTACGTGGTCAATGCCGACACGGGAGAGACCTATGAGTGCGAGGTGTCGTCAGACACGGCGGCGGCGGCCACGGCCATACACATCCTCTCGCTGTCGGTGTTTGCAATCATCGGCTCTGGCGTGCATATCGCAGGCGGCTACATGAGGAGCCAGATTCTCCAGACCGCCGATTCCATCCGCTTCAAGGTAGGGGACGGGAATCTGCTCTCGGAGATTTCGATTGAGCTCGACTCCATCACCATAGATACCGACCTGCTCAAGAGTAACAACTATGTGGCGGGTACGTCGGGTTGGGCTATCGACGGGGACGGCAGCGCCGAGTTTGACGATATCAACGCAAGAGGCTCTTTTTACAGCTTTGGCACTTGGGTATCAGGCTCAAATCCTGCGAGTGTTTTTCTTGATTCAGGACAACTTCAGTTTAATGTCGTTTACAACACACTCGACCTCGAAGTGTTTGGATCAATGCAGGGATTGGGCATAGAGTTTCTTGTGGAGGAAATTTCATCTGGAGACCCTCTAAACAAACTGACTTTACACAGCCAACTACTCCAATTTGAGCAGTGGAACGGAAGCTCATGGACGCAGATGGTACGAATCGAGAATCCATCCACGGGCAACGCCTCCATGGCCGTAAACGGAAATATCACCTCCCAGACCTACCAAGTACCCCGCTACCGTGGCAAGGGCACCACGGCATCCCGCAACGCCCTGTCCAACCTCGTGGCTGGCGACTTCCACATCACCACCGATCTCGAGCCTGGAGGCGTGTGCATCAGCTTCTACAACGGCTCGACGTGGGACAACACCATCAACACCTAACATGTCAAGGCGTACAATGACAATGACACATTTCAAGCATCGGTTCAACATAGGCACACGGCTTCACATCGTCGGGCTTTTGCCCAACTTCGGGAGCATCGACGAGATCAGAGACCAGCGCTCCCTTCGCTCCCTGCTCACCCTCAAGGAGGAGGAGGCGAAAGCATCGGGCTTCCACTTCAAGGGCAACGTGGCCAACTGGAACGCCGCCGCCGATCCGAACACAGAGTTCGCCCTCACACCCTCGCAAGCGGCAACCCTGCTCGCTGCCCTGCGGCTGGCCTCCGACGAACGCAAGCTACCCTCCACCGACGAGATCATCGAGCTCTACGAGGCACTTGAGGGGTATGTGGCCACGGACGCAGACACCGACACCAATTCACCACAACCAACCAAAGGGTAAACCATCATGGCATCCATCCTGTATGACAAACTATACCAGCTCGCGCTAACGGCGGGCATCGACCTTGAGGACGACACCATAAACGTCCTTCTCGTCGACGACACCTACACCGCCGACAAGACCCACGACTTCGTTGCTGACGTGGTAGCCGACGAGCTCTCGGGCACTGGCTACACACGCAAGACGCTTGCCGGCAAGACCGTCACGCTCGACGGCGTGAACCACCGCGTCACCTTCGACGCTACCGATCCCGTGTGGACAGGTCTGGACGCGGGCACCATCGGCGGAGCCGTGGTCTTCAAACAGGTCACCAACGACGCTGATTCTCCCGTGCTGTGTTTCCTCGACCCGACGAACCTGACCACCAACGGCTCTGACGTGACCCTCCAGTTCAACGCGGCGGGAATCCTTCGCCTGAACAACTAAGCCAACCCATCCGTGTCCAGCACCAACACATCCAGACCAAGCCGCCTCCTGCTCCGCCCATCGGGTGACGGTCTGCTGCTCCGTGCGAGCGGCGACCTGCTTGCCCTTCGGGGTACGCCCGGAGTTCAGGAGGTGGCGATGGATGACTTCGGGCAGGGATCAGGCGAGGCGTTCGATCCTGCCCTTGTGGCGGGATCACAGACACTATTGCCTGACACGGCGCAGGGAGGCGGAGAGGCTATGGCCGTCACGCTGTCGGTCTCCGGAACGGTCTTCGTGGTCGTTTCGGACACGGCCGAAGGAAGCGGGGAGGCTTTTGGCGCATCCTTCCTGATTACCCTGCCCGTGGCTGATCTGGCCGAGGGAACAGGGGAGGCTTTAGTGGCGGCATTAGACCCTGGGGCGGTCGACGTGACGGTGGACACTGCCGAAGGCAGCGGGGAATCGTTCACGGCTACGCTGTCGGCAACGGGCACGGCTGTCATCGCTGTGGACACGGCCGAAGGCGGAGGCGCAGCGCTCGACCCAGAGCTTCGGGAGTTGACCTACGTGGTCGTTCCTGACATTGCCGAGGGCTCAGGCGAGGCCTTAGACCCAGCCCTTGCGAGGAGCGCTCCACGCCCTCCTGTGAGCCTCAAGGCCGTGCGTTCGGTAGGGTTCGACGAAGCCGAGCTCACATGGACACCACGCGGGGGCACGGGCTTCAAGGTGTACCGATCGGACTCGCAGCGCGGGGCATACACCCTTATCGGCTCGCCAACGGCCGCAACCTACTCCGACACCTCGCTGGCTGTGGGCAGCAACTACGCCTACAAGGTCACGGCAACAGACGGAGCCGACGAGAGCGCCCCATCAGCACCCGTGTTCACGGCGGGGGATAAGGGAACATTGTAACACATAGAGGAACACATAAATGGCAGACCAATACATCGACGAATTGACGGCATTAACGACCCCTGACGACGCGGATTTGGTAGTCATCCAAGATGTCGACGACGGGGCCAACGGCACGACCAAGAAGATCACCGTGGCCAACCTTTTGGCGGGGGCGGGAGGCGGTGGTTCGTCCAAGAATTTCATCCTCTCAGACCAGAGCTTCTCAGGAACGACATGGACGGACATATCGGGGATTGGGACTATCAATCTCGACCCGAGCAGCACGTATGTGATTAGGGTGAAGGTATTTGCAACGCTGATCACTGCCGCAGACAGTTACGACAACTTTATCACTTTGAGATACATAATGACACAGCGGAGTGGGAGCGTGGTTGTAAGAGCTGAAACATTGCCATTTAACAACTTTGACGCAGGTATTGATCTTAGGAGTGGTTACGATCAATGGACATACTACGGGTCCGCAAATGCAGACACACAAAATGTTGTATTTGTGGTGGTTAATACTGCGGAAACACTGATGTCACAAATCGAAGCAACCTACATCGTGTCCACCTCCACAGGTTCGCCCACATTCAAACTGCAAGCGAATTGCATCGCCGGCATGGATGCCGACATCCTCGCCGGCGGCTGGTACGAAGTGACGAAGGTGGCGTGATGAAAAAGACCACCGATCAGCCCTCGCACATCCCCGAGGTGACCGGCCACAAACCACCCCGAACCCTGCACACCACGGAGGCACGCAAGCCCGCGCCCCACCGCAAGCGTAGTGCAACCCACACGCTTCTCTCGCAGTCCGCCTACCAGCAGACGCTTCCCAAGGGGGAGCGGGGCGTGTTGGTCATCGAAGAGTTGCCCGACGACTGGCCAGAGGGTCTGCCGCTTCCTGACAATGTGATAATGAAAAATTCTACCAATTTTCGTAAACTCAACCAACCAAACACGAAAGGCATCCTCATGGACTCGATCAAACGCAAGGCAGGACAGAAGCTCACAGAGTGGCTGCTGTCCATCGCAATGGTCATTTTCCGCAAAATTCGCGACATCGTGATCGACAACTTCCTGAGCTTCGGCATCCACAGAAAGGACGCTGAGGGCAAGCCCATTCCCAAGCTCGTTCCCAAGCGTGACGAGGCAGGACACATCGTTCTCAACCCGGACGGAACGGTGGTCATGGTGCAGGCCGTGGACGGCAAGGGAAGGCTCAAGTATGAGATCGCTTGGGGCGCAACCTTTCTGTCCGTGCTGGCAAAATGGAGGGGCGAAATTGCCCTGCTCGGCACGTGGCTGGGTTACCAGATCGGGGGCGCAACCGTGTTCGAGTGGCTCGAGAGGCTCGTGAACCTGCTGGGGGAGTGACGTATGTCCATCCCTGCGCACAGCTTGGGCGAACACCGTTCGGGTGACGGATTCAAAGAGCGCACGTTCCGCATCAATCGGGGCACGTCCGCCGCTCCCGACTACATCGACCTGACGGGGGCAAGCATCCTCGTGCAGTTCCGCTCCTCGGAGCGGTCTGGCGTGGGGCTTGAGTTCACCACCGAGGGCGATGACCCGACGATCTCCGTGTCAAACGACGGCACGGAGTTCTCGCTGCTCGAAAGGGCGGGCGCTGACATGGTTCTTCCTGCCGGGTCATACACGGCCGACGTGGACATCAAGCGTTTGGGCGAAGAGCCAAAGACGTGGTTCTACATCGACGTTGAAATTGTGACCGACTACTCGCGGAGGGCTTTCGCATGAAACCAACACGGAGGGCGCGCTGATGCCGAGTGAAGTGATTACCATCGAAGTGGTCGATCCCGTCTATGAGACGGTGACGATAGAGGTCATGGAGACCAACCCAGCGAGGTTGCTTCCCGACGGCGGCACGACGGGGCAGGTGCTGGCGAAGGCGAGCGACGGCGACTACGACACAGGGTGGGCGGACAACGCCGAGCCTCCCGTGACTTCGGTCAACGGGCAGACGGGCGTGGTGGTTCTGGATGCGGCGGATGTGGGCGCATATCCTGATACGAACCCCGACGGCTTTGTGGACGCTGCTGGTGCGGCCAATGCCGCTCCTATCCAATCCGTCACGGGCGACGGCGTGGACAACACAGACCCCGCAAACCCCGTGCTCACGTTCCCGACGGCGGGGGAGATCGGGGCGGTGCAGACAAACACAAGCGGGTCGATAGACATCACGGCGGTATGGGGAGGCACACAGGCGGAGTATGATTTGATCGGTTCGCCATCCGCTACGACACTATACGTGATCGTGGGGTAATTATGCCGATAGCCAACAACGTGGACAACTACCTCGTCGGGGCATCGCAGGTGGATCGCATCTATCGGGGCGGCGACATCGTGTGGGAGCGGTTCAACGGCTTGCTCGATTTGTTCCCGAACGCTGCGGTGGCGTACAGCTTGCGTCGCTTATCGAAGAACTACGCAGGTTCGGCGATACGTGTGCGTAGGGGATCGGACAACGCCGAGCAGGACATTGGCTTCGTGGACAACGAACTCGACACGGCAACTTTGGTATCGTTCATTGGCGCATCGGATGGATGGGTGACGACGTGGTACGACCAAAGCGGGCTTGGCTTGGATGCCACGCAACCGACGGCATCAGTACAACCGTTTATCGTGTTGGCGGGTGTGTTACAGGAGCTGAACGGCAAGCCTTGTGTTAGGTTTGTGGACAATTCAGGCGCTGCGGTATTGGATCGCCTTAATGTGCCTTTGTTTCACGTTAACACCGTGCCGTATTTGGCGTATTTCGCCACGTATGGGTTAAATTTGGCAGCTGTTGACCCGTATATAATTGGTGGCGCAAATAACGATCGTGGTATGGAGTTGTTGCATTTGACGAGTACAAGACGACTACGACCCGCAACAATTCGGACGGGTGGATCAGTAGTAGCAAACGGATCAGCGTTAACGATATCGCAACAGTATATATTAGCACAGACAGCTAACCGTGTAAGGCTTAAATTATATCTAAATAATGTGTTAGATATAGATGTTGCAGATAGGAACGAGGACTTTAATATGCCATCCCCTACATATTACATGGGTAACATGGGCGCAGCTATTTCAATAACTGCAGATTTTTCCATCTCCGAGTTTGTCGCCTATGCCCGTGACGTTGAAGCCGAAATATCGGGCATCAACACCAACACAAACGAATTCTACGGAGCGTACTGATGCAATACTTCTATTTAATCTTCCCACAAAACGCCAACGCCCGAAGCCGTAGCGAGTCGGTGCTGAACTCCATACGCCCGAACAAGTCACCGAACGACGTTACGACGGCGTGGTTCGACACCATCGACCACCCCGCCAACAAGCCGCAGAGCGCATTGGTCGTGCCCGAAAGCGAGATGCACCGACTCACAGACAAGGAACGACAGCAGCTCAAGGACTACGACTTTATGAAAAAGGGCGGCTGGTTTCCACCCAACCCATTCCTAACCGACACCAAGCCATGACACCCGAAGAACGTGAAATGGCCATATTCTACACCGCCCTTGCCGGCATCATCGCAATGGTCGTGCTACACTTCATATACACCTACGCCGTAACGCCATGAGCCTAACCCGACAGCAGTACATCGACACCGTTGCCCCGCTTGCCGTAGCCGCCCGAAGCGAATACCCCGAGCTGTTCCCGTCGCTTGCCATTGCACAGGCGATATTGGAATCCGGCAACGGTCGAAGCGAACTGGCTCGCACCTACAACAACCATTTCGGCATCAAGGCAGGCATCGGATGGACGGGCAAGGTCGTATCGCTCAAGACCAAAGAGGTGTATGACGGCAACGATGTTATCATCACAGACGGCTTCCGTGTGTACGATTCCGTGGTGGACTCCTTCCGTGACCGCAACGCATTTCTCAAGGCCAACCCACGCTATCGCAGGCACGGCGTGTTCAGCGCTCCCACGCCCGATCTGCAAGCCCGAGCCCTCAAGCTCGCAGGCTACGCAACCGACCCAGAGTATGCTGACAAGCTGGTCTCCATCATCAGGCGTAACGGATTGGAGCGGTATGACCGACTGCCTGACACGGCAACGAGCGGGTACGTGGAGGTCGAAGGCACGCCAAACCCCGTGACGACGGCATCGGTGACACCTACGGACAAGCCATACGTGTACTATCCACACGTAGTAAGGCCACAAGGCGAGCCGATAAAGAGGGGTATAGATTATAGGACTGTGCCTATCGACGCTCCATCTTTGGGCAACCGTCCGCCCGTCACGCCTCCACCTATCCCCATCCCCACACCGCCACCACGCAGACGCTCGTGGATCGACAGACTTATCCACTGGCTAACAACCCGATGAGATGCCGAACATCAACGCCGTCGACGAAAGCGAGCTCGACATGACGAATCAGGATCGCAACAGGCTCGATTCGCTCGAGAAGAAGGTGGACGACCACATAAGGGACAACCGTGGCTTCATGGAGTCCCTGAATGAGAAGTTCGACCGTTGGGACGATCTGTACTACGCCTTTACGGGTAACAAGCTCGACAACAAGGCGGGGATGATTAACCGCATCAACACCATCGAAACGAAACTACTTGACCTTGAGGGGCGCATCCTCAAGCTCGAATCGGCACATACCAAGATCATCACATACGCCATAGGCACATCGTTTGCCGTGTCCGTAGCGTGGAAGTTCATAGGCCCACAACTGGGGCTGTAAGATACCCGGGAAAATCCCGGCCAGTCCGACGGTTACGGGATGAGCGTCGGCATTCGTGGAAGCCCCTGCGGGAAACCGTAGGGGTTTTTTATTGGCACGGCAGACCGTAGCGCAGGACACCCAGTCCACGCTAATTCCTCCTAACCCCCCAAGCGTCAGCCTGCGCCTCCAAGACCATCAGGACGTAAAAGACTCCCTCATTGTCGAGCAGGAAAAAAAGCCTATCTTTGGTCATGGCTCAACCCCCGAAAACGACCCACTTCCGACCATACGGAAACCATTTTGGGCAAATAGTGGGAAAGCCATTTTTTGATATAGCCGTAAATTCCTACGCTCCAACGTGTTGCAAAAGCAGTACATAAAAGTTCGTATTCTATTTGCAACCTATCAAACGGCTCGTATTGGCCGTATTGGCCGAAAAGGATACGCAAGATAGGCATGATTTTGTGGGAAAATGGGAAAATGTTGGGAAAGCTCCCATGTGGATTTTCATAGCGTGCGAAACCTCTCCCTGAAGCTGTCGGGCTTGCGCCTGACGATCCAGTCTGCGTAGTTAGCCTCGAGCATCGTCACGCTATGGTGACCCGTGTACTGGATGATCTCGTAGAGCTCAAAGCCTGACATGATGAGGTTGATCGCATAGGTGTGGCGCAGGCTGTGCAGTGATATGCCCGCCCCCGCCTTGCCCAGAGCGTCACCCACGGCCTTCTTGAAGCGCTTGCGAACGATCTCATAGGACAAAGTGGGAAAAAGCTGCCCTGATGCGTCCGTGTCCATCCTGCGCTCCAGAACGGCCACCAAAGGCGAGGGAATCGGCACGGAGCGGTTCTTGCCCGACTTGGGCCGAAAGTCCCTGTCCCCGACCGTTATCCATCCGCCCTTCATGTCCACCCACGAGCGGCGCATCGCCACGCCTTCGGCAGCCCTCATGCCGGTCAGGTACAATGTGCGTATGAAGTCGGCCATGTCGGGATCGGTTGCCGAGCACAGCGCTTCCACCTGCTCGCTGGTCAGGTGTTGTGACACCCTGCGTGCCCGCTTGCGGCTGGCCACGCCCCTGCGTACGGCCTCCGAGAGCTCCTCGCCTACGTGCCCCGCCCTCGCCGCCCATGCGAGCAGCCTGCGTACCGATGTCGCACGGTTCGACTGGTGCGTCGGGCTCACGCCTCCCATGCCCACGGCCTTGTTCCACATCTCGGGCGTGACAAGGTGCAGCGGCGTGCGCTCGAACTTGCCGAGCCTTGCCGTCACCGCTACCTGAGAGCGGTAGTTGGCGAGGTTGCGTTCGGGGCTTCCGTTCTCGTTAAGGTGAGTCAGCCACGCCTCCAGGGCTTCGGTCACCGTTGCCACGTGCTCGCCGCCTCCCTCGCCTGCCCACGGGTCCCAACCCTCCACGGCTGCCCTGCGCTGGAAGGCCGCAACCTCCCGCTTGACCTCCCTTTCCGACACGTAGTCGGCAGGGTACGTGCGCACGATCTCCTTGCGCCCACGGCTACGGAAGCGTACGTGCCACTTGCTGCCCACCTTGCGGTATGTGACGGAGAGGGTCATTGCGAAAGCCTCTGTGCAAGCGACTCCCAATAGGCGGGCATGTGTCGGTAGTGGCTCCTATTTGGACGCAAGCTCTGCCACTGCACGCCGCTTGCCATTTCCATGTTCAACGTGTAAATGACACTTGTGGAATCTGTGCCAACATCTCGAACAAGGAAACTGTGCCTTATACGATAGTTGCCAGTGAGGGCAATTATAAGGATGCTACCACCTGAGTTCCATCCCGTGGAGATGAGGCCACTCTGTCGGTCTGATGTTTCCACGGTACCGCCGCTCTCGAAGATGCCCGAAAGGATAGCGTCGTACACGGCATCCTTGCCATAAGAGAAGCTGTGTGTACGTAGCTCATCGGCTGACGGAGGTGGGGGGCGCTCCGCCGCTTCACGGTCGATCTGTGCTTGGTTGTTGGTCGTGTAGCATCCGGTGACGGAAATTGACACCAACGAGATTGCGAGCATCGCAAGTGCTTGCAAACATGAAAAGCGTTTAATATGTTGACGGGTCATAATTACTATACTAAGACACTGCACATTAAAGGGGACGTTATGACGAACGATCACGGGAAAGTATCTCATCAATCTGTTTTAGAAGCTCTTGAGACTTGCTCACAATGCTTAAGCGGGTTTGTTCATCCAGTAGACCCTCCACACGTAGAGCGGTTGCATAACGTACGCTCTCTTCTATCAGACTTAGTTTCTTCTCTATATCGTCAGAAGACGCAGCAGTTGTAACCACCGCCAACGCCGGTATCTCTGGAATTTCGGGTATAGATTGCCCCGCCGTCTTCTTGCCGCTTGCGAGCCAGTCAAGATCGACACCCCCAACGCTTGCAATTTTTTGCAGGGACTCCACATCTGGAGCGCTTTTGTCGTTCATCCACCTGCTTACCTGAGACTCATGCACGCCTACCCTTGCGGCAAAATCACGCTGGGATAGGCCTGAATGCTCAATAGTTTGCTTTATACGCAAGGAAATGGACATAATTCAAAAAAATTTGCATTAAAACTTGCAAGGACACCAAAAACTTGCTATACTTGCAAAAGACCACGTAAAACCGCAAAAAACGGCAACATCACATGATAAGAACAATAGACGGGAATTTCTACACCCTCAAAGAGGCCGCCGATAAGGCTGGCATGACCTATGAGGGTATCCGAAGTGCCATTAAGGCGAACCGACTTGCGGCGTTCGAGATTCGCGGCATAACTGCCATTCGTGAAGACCATCTGGAGGAATTTCTTTCCCCCGCTCCAAAGAACTTAGCAGCCACCGAGCATCAGGGGGTGCAATGAGCGTAGAACTTTTACACATAGATTTCACCAACGCCGCCATTGGTGACTGCATCAAGAGCCTCGACGAGGCGGACGGCCTGACGGTCAAGACTATGGCCGAATTTGCAGACCTGTCTCCGTCGATGATCTATCAGGTGATGACGGGGGAGAAGCGGATGGCCGCAGGCAACTTCGTCAAGCTCGCCCGCCGCCTTGCAGAGCTGGGCAACTTCCGCCTGATCGACTCCCTGCTGCTTCCTGCGGCCGTGAAGATGGCACCCACGGGCATGACCATGCCAGAAACGCCCGTCAACGGCCGTCTCGACGACGAGGTGGTGGATATGGTCAAGGCTATGAGCAAGGCCGTCCACGCCTACGAGACGGGCTCCGCAAAGGCCTTCTTGGGTGTCCTCGAGGAGGTGCAAACGGTCATGACCCGCTTCGAGGCCGAGGGGAGGCTGCTCAAATGACCATCCGCCTGCCCGAACACGATGAGCTTGCTCTCATGCCCTCCGACTACGTGGCGCATCTGTACGGACGCAACCCGAGGGCTGTCAGGGAATGGGTCTACGCCTACTCGCTCACACGCTTCAACGTGGACGGCAGCCGTGCCAAAGTCGGAGCCAAACGCTACTGGCTTTCCATGAGGGAGATCGTCGACAGAGTGCCCGTCGGCGTTCGGGAGCGCAAGGGCAAGGGCAGGCCGAAGCTGATGATGAATGTATAACACCAACCGACAACCAAACCAAACGCCAAAATGATAACCTACTCACGAATCACCCAACTATCGCTGCCGGCCATAGCGATGATCGACTCAAGGCAGCTCGAAGAGCACGCCGCAAACGCACGGCTCCACCACAGCGTCGCTTCGGCGATGGGAGCTGCTGACGAGGCTGACATTGCCACACGAACAGAGGGGCGTATTTCCCTGGTTCTGTCCAAGCGTAATCGCCGCATCGAGCAGGAGGGTGCATAATGGACACCTTCACCTTCTGGTCTGTCATCGTGACGATAGGCCTTGGACTGGGAGCCGTCATCGGCTACAACTTCGCCCTGAAGGACTTTGCCCGATGGATGGACGAATACGAGCAAAGCAAGCGGGAGGAAGAGTCATGAGACGCAAGCGCTATGACTGGGCAAACCTCTCCGTGCAGCTCGACCCTCCCGATGGAGACGAAGAGCAAGACATCCTTGACGAGATCGATGACCATGACCGCTACTGCGAGCAGCTTGAGAGCGAGTGGTACGGTACCGGCGAGGAATGACCTAACAAAAAACGCCCCGCCCGCCAAACGCCAATCTGTCAGGCGGGGCTCTAACCAACCGTGACGAAAGATACAAAAATGAAAACACCTATCGAAATCAACATACTTGAACAAGGCGAGCTGATCGAACAGTTTGCCGACTTCTTCGACCCCGACGCGATACGCGTTCCGTCGTACAAGTTAAGGCGGTGGACGTGGGGGGAGAAACGCACCTACTTTGAGCTTACGCCCGACGGCGAGGTAAAGTTCTACCACGGCATCACATCCATCCTCAAGGCGCAGATGCCCACACCCTTTGCCCTCATCAAGTGGATTGCCGACAACGGCGTGGAGGGGGGCAGGGAGCTCCGTGACGAGGCAGCCGCCTACGGAACGGCCATGCACATCGTCTTCGCATCCTTCCTGACCGATGGCGTGTACGACTTTGATCGGGCTTGGGGAACCATCCCCAACTGGAAGGACGAGTGGAAGGCAAATCTTCAGTCTGACCTTCTTGCGTTTGCCGCCTTCTGCCAGGCTCACCAGGTTAAACCCCTGATGATCGAAGCCCTGCTCCGTAGCGAGCGTTACGGCTTCGCCTGCACCGTCGACCTTGTGTGCTCGATGAGGGTTGGAAGCGGAGCGAACGGAGCCATCCTCAAGAAGGACGGCGAGGGAGAGCAGATCATCGCCGTCGTCGACTTCAAGTCGGGTAGGAAAGGTTTCTACGACAGCCACGCAGCCCAAGCCGTGGCGTGTCTGTACGCCTACAACGAGAACGGCGTTGGACCCTCTGCCACACGTGCCTTCAACTGGGCACCGAAAGATTGGGTAGGCTCAAGCCCCACATGGACGCTCAAGGAGCAGACATCGTTCCCTCTGGCCAAAGTCGAGAACTGGCTCGAGAACCACAGCATCGACCACGACGGCAACTTTGCGCCCAAGCCCATAAGGCTGTACGAGGGCGTAGTAACGTCCGACATGGACATGAACGAGGCGTTCCGTGATGTTGACGTAGCCACCCTCATCCGCCGCAAGTACGGCCTGCCCGAAACGGCAGCGCTTGAGCTGATGGAGGTGTCGTAATGAAACTATCTGGACGCATCGAGCGGGGAGGCGGGTCCACGGCCTCCCTGCCCATCTTAGGCAAGATCAAGACGGGCGAGAAAAGACTCTCGCAGAGCGGCAAGGAGTACCCGGCATCGCTCGACTACTTCAAGTGCACGGGCGACTACGCCGCCCTGTTCCACAAGGTGTACGGCGACAAGCCCTCCCGCATCACCGTCGTCTTCCACGACGACGACTTCTCGCAGGTCGCCAACGAGCGGCTCGAGCTTCGGGACAAAGCGGGCCGTCTGGTAGGCTCGAGCGACGGCAACGCCGTCAGGTATTACGACCCAAATGCCGACGCTTACGTGTGGGCTTCCAGGATCAACGACCCCGACATCCACGAGCGCTTGGAGCGGGGCAACAACGGGCCGAAAGGCTGGGAGGCTGTGCTGACGCTTCGAGTCATGCTACCCAAGATACCGTCGGTGTTCGGGGTGTGGGAGATATCGACCAAGGGGGAGGCATCATCCATCCCCGCCATCGTCGGAACGCTCAACACGGTCAGGGACATAGGCGGAACCATCCGTGGCGTGCCCATGGACCTGATCGTCGAGAAGGTGTCGAGCCAGAAGCCCGGCAGCAAGAGTAACTACCCGGTGCTTCGGCTCATCCCGAACCTCTCGCAGGAGAATCTTGAAGACTTGCGTGGGCTGCTTGAGAGCGGCCTTGCGGCAGCTCGCAGGCTCTCGGTCATCACACCCGAGAAGCTCGAGCAGATAGCGTCGGGGGCGGCTACATCTGGGACGGGCACATCCACCAAGCAGATCGCCGCTCCGTCTGCGCCCGAGGCCGACGTACCCGAGGCCGAAGTGGTCGTTGAAGCACCCGAGGACACACCCGAAACCGAACCAGCCGTGAAGATGAACATCAAGCAATATGACCGACTGGTGGAGCTGCTGCCAAACGTGCCCAAGGACTGGGCGAAGGCTGCCGAAGACGCGGCCAAAGACGGCAGGCTTGCCGACGACAGGGCTGCGGCTGCGCTGCTCACCAAATTCGAGCTGTGCATACAGGCATGCACCATGCTCGTCAACGCCAACGAGGCGGGGCTGATAACCAACGACGAGGCCGACGACCTGCACCGGCAGATCATCGACATAAACGTCAAGCCCTCCGAGCTCAAGAAACACATCGAAAACATCAAATCCATCCAACAAACACCCGAGGAGGTGCAGGCATGAATGCCAACGCAACACTAACCAAACCATCACACGACGAGCTGGCTATGGCCGCTCGCTTCAAGGGGGCATCCACACCCGAGTACACGGGAGCAGAGGGCTTGCAGCGCATCTTTGAAACGGTCATGGAGTCGTTCAACCTAAGCGGCAACTACAGCCAAAGGCTTCGCTCTGTTGTCCATAAGCGGGATGAGGAGCTTATCCATGCCCAGAACCTGATTGCCGAATGGGCTGCCGAACGCAGAGCGTCGGAGGGTGACGTGGGTATCGCCATTGAGGCCATGCACGATGTCGGCATCGCCCGACACTTCATGCTCGTGGCTCTCGACAGGCTGCCGTCGCAGGCCTTCCACGAGCTGTACAAGCTCGCAGTTGACCATCAGGAGATATACGGTCCGTCCGTGGCCGGCATGGTCAACGACGCTGCCGAAAGACTTGAAACGGAGGCCGTCTAATGCCATCCATCAACAAAGCGATCATCGTCGGCCACCTTGGGGCTGACCCAGACATCAAGCAGACAAAGGAGGGCAAGTCATTCGGAACGCTGTCCGTGGCAACGTCCGACACGTGGACATCGAGGGACGGGGAGAAGGTCGAGAACACCGAGTGGCACCGTGTGAAGGTCTGGGACAAGCAGGCCGAGTTTGCAGGCAAGTACCTGCGCAAGGGCTCTCTGGTCTACGTCGAGGGCAAGATCGAGACCCGCAAGTACGACGACAAGGAGGGTGTGACCCGCTACACCACCGAGATCAAGGCTCACAGCTTGCAGGGGCTGGATAGGAGGGAGAAGGGTTCGACTGATGGGGGCGAGTCCACCGCTCCATCGGATGGCGCATCCTACCAACGCCCTGCTGGGCTGCCCTCCAAGGAGGAGCTGGAGAACATGGACGACGACCTGCCTTTCTAACACTAACCACCCCACACCATGAATAAACTGGGAATTATTCTCTTAGTACTTGCCGTCCAAGCTACAAACATAGTGTTTGGAGGCTATGTAATGTCCATGCTCTGGTCGTGGTTTGTCAGCCCCGCCTTCGGTATTGCGGAACTGACAACGACTCAGGGCGCAGGGATTTTGGTCATGTCTTCGCTTGTGACCATCAAAATGAGGGACATTCACGAAGCGAAGCCCATAGACGACACCCAAAAAGCAATAAGCGGATTACAGCGATTGGTCATAATTGCCTACATCCTTTTTTTGGGCTGGGTCATAAGCCTTTTAGTCTGACACAAGGACACACATGGCACCCTCAGAAAGTCGCCATGGTTTACGCTCCGCCCATGCCTGACCGCTTGGGCGGTCTTCCCCGAAAGGGGTCGCAAGGTATACGAGACAACGACACAACCGACGTGTTCCGTGGGGGTCTGACAGCCCCGACGGTCTTCCCCGAAAGTCGGGGGTAAATAGCCGGTTACGACAGCCACCGCCACGGGGCGGTGGTGTTTTTCCAACCTAACACCAAACGCCAATGAGTTTTGTATCAAAAATTGCATTCCCTGACGTGTCGCTTTGTGCAAGCACAGACGAATTGCGGCCAAGAATGAACTACATCCTCTATGATAAGGGGTGTTTTGTGGCAACCGATGGCCACATACTGGTTAGGATTCCGTTTGAAATCGAACCTGATTCGGGGCTTCCAGAGGTATTCGCAATCCACAGAAAACACTTTAAGCCCCTTACTAAGAGTGGCACGGCTCAAAACCCCGTCGAAATTTATTTTGATGACAAGTACCTGATCCGCTTCCACAAGGATGAAATAACCCACATTGTACCGGTCAAGATCGATTGCGAATATCCGAACTATGAAAAGATTTTAGAAGAATCAAAAAAAGAAGCCGAAACGCCTATCTCGGAGATCGGATTCTTCCCGTCAACCCTGAGCAGGGCGATGAAGATCGCAGAGGCTATTCTTGGTAGAAATTACGCTATTCGCATGAAGTTGTACGCACAAAACAGAGCAGTACGCATTACATGTGATTACACAAAGGGCTTCGAGATGATCGTAATGCCCGCAACACTTAACTCCTAACGCTAAACGCCAATGTCCGAAACGCCTAAACCCTACAAAGTAGACTGCCCACACTGCGACTACCACATGGAGTTCTCGCAAGACCAAATAGACGACTACGGAGAAGTCGGATGCGAGTACTGCCATGCCGAGCTGTATGTGGGCAATCTGTACCCGAATGTGAACACCAACGAAAGTGAGAGCCAACCATGAAACCCCTCAACCTCGACCCACAACCCGCTTGGGTAGGATGGGCGCTCATGCCCGCCCGCTTGCTTGTAGCCTCATTCCTGCATCTTGAGCAATCCCTCAAGCCTGACGTGCCCGATGACTTCGGCAAGGTGTTCCGCTCCAGACGACAGGCCGCCAACCTCCAAGACGAACGAGCCATACAGCAAGCCGTTGCGAGCTTCGACGCTAAGCACATCCGGAGGCAATCATGACCATGAGCACCATCGAATTTGAGTACAGCCCAGAGCTGGATGTGGTGGATGTGGTAGCGAGCTACGTGTTCCCCAATTTCGACCTGCTGCTGTCTAACGCAACCTCCAAGGACGTGTACGCCATACAGGCCAAGCTCAAGGAGCTGTCCAAGCGCACGGGCTACATCTACGGCGTTTCGGTGAAGCCAGAGGGTGTACTGGTCGTGGTGGAAGATTTCGGAGAGGGTGTATGAAATACCCCACCGAGCACATGACCATTTCGGGCAAGGAGTACCCGATACGCTGTGAGGATGACCTGCAAATACACTTCGTCAGCCAGTTCAAGAAGACGTGGCCGATGTATCGCAGGCTCATCCACCACAGCCCCAACGAGAAGGGATCGGGCACACCCACGGGCAAGAAGGACGGGGCAAAAGCTCGCAACATGGGCACGCAGAAGGGATGGCCTGACATTGAGATCATGGTTGACCCGCCTTTGTTCATCGAGCTCAAGTTCGGTGACGAGCCCGTATCCCAAGACCAGCTCGAAGTGATCGAAGCCCTGCGTATGGCAGGACACAGAGCCGTCGTATGCCGATCCTACGCCCAAGCGTGGGACGTGACCACCGAGCACATGCAGCAGGCATTGGGGCGGGATGTATGAAAACCAACCCAACGTAGCATGTCCTTCGAGCGCAAGTTCTACGCCTTCATCAGAGCCTACCACCGAACCAGGGGGATCAGCATCCCCGCCTTCGGCAGGCTCATCGGCAAGAGCGAGCGACAGACCTACCGAATCATCAACATGGAAACCAAAATCAGCATCAAAGACATGGAACAGATAATGGCGAAGCTGGGGTATGGGCTCGACTTTAGCCCGATAGCGAAGGACGGGCGGGATGGGCTGGACGGGCGGGATGTGGGGGAGCGCACATGAAATCCGCACGCACGCACCGCTCCCGGCAGCTCCGCTCGCAGCTTGCGAAGGCGAAGGCGGACGTGACCACGCTTGAGAGCAGGATGACGGCTCTGGGGGCAGATTTGAAGGCCAAACGCATAACCGTGGCAAAGCTGGAGGCGGAGCTTTCCAAGCTCGACCACAGCGCAGCGCCACGGGTCAGCGACCACGCCGTAGTCCGGTACATCGAACGGGTCGAGGGTGTGGACATCGTGGCCATACGAAAGGCCATCCTCCACCCCAAGATCATGGAGATGGTGGCCACGCTGGGAGGCTCTGGCTCGTTCCCGCATCCAGACGGCTACGTCATCAAGATGGCCGACGGGGTGGTGGTGACGGTGACGGTGAGCGGGGAGGAACCATGATCGGCCGTCGGTTCCGATACCCATCGGATGAGCGGGTGTTCACCGTCTGCGAGGTTCGAACCCACAGCATCCGATTCGATTGTGGGCACTGGTGCACCGACAACGTATTTCGGGATTTGATTCCCGTGGCAGAGGATGGACAGATGGATTTATTTGGAAACAATTACCTAACCAAAAATAAGCAGGGAGATAAGAGATGACACCACAACCAATCACGCCCGAAGTGGGCAAGCGCTACGTGACCAAAGATGGGTGGACAACACCACCTTGGAGTGATAACATGGACTATCCTTTGCACTTACTCATGGCCGAGTACGTCGAGCCTGTCGGGAATACCGACACGTTCCGACGTGACTTGATCGCGCGGATTTATTGCGAGATGCTCGACAAGCCGTTCGGATACGTCGAATTGGCACGAATGGCAGCCGAGCGTGCCGACACCCTCATCAAAGCGATGGAGGGGGAGCGATGATACAAGACACAATGGCGGAGGGTCTAAAATTCTTCATGTACGGCTTTGCTGTATTGTTTGTAGTAGTAATTGTTATGACAGCCTACACCATAAATACGTTCTTTACCGAACCCGTGATTCGATCTGAAACACGTATTGAGCCACAAATTGAACTCATAATCAAAGACAACCAAGTTGATACAATTTATGTGTATCGAAAGGAGCAACCATGACAGCCGAATTCTTAGAATATAAATGTCAGGAAAACGACACCGTGATTCGTATATATCCAAATAAAGACGAGATTTGGGTGGGTATAGATGACGGAGAATGGACAATAATCGGTTTTTATGACATTATTGCTGTGGTAGATGTGATTGCTGATAATATGTCAACAAGTGATTGGTCTAAACTACTTGTTTCGACATTTCATCTTGGTTTCAAACTTAACAAGGAGCAACCATGAACATCGACCAACTATTCTGCACACCCGAACAGGGGCAACGCTTGAAGGAGCTTGGGATCGGTTATGAAGCTAAATTTATATGGCAACGTTGGCCCTACTCTACTGAATGGGTATTTCGTAATGCTATTGCTCAATCCGAACTAATGGAAGTGGTACCAGCCCTCACATTGCAGGAGTTGAGGGATGTAGCACGAACGAATGGCCTTATGCGCAGACCACACGAATTGGGTGATTGGCACTGTACTATTCTTGAAAAATACACCGCCCCCGAGCTTGCCGCTTGGGTCATCGAAAGATTGGAGGAGGAATGATGACTGACTTGCCCAACAACCTCAAATGCCGCACATGTAGGTACATGCTCATTCTTTCCAAAAAGAGCGAGCATTACGACAATGCCATACACTACCCGTTCGGCTACGTCTGCACCCTGCCATACGCTTTGGACAACTCCGTGCCGTGCAACTTCATGGAAACCGATCAGGGTACGTGCGACATGCACACCGACGCTTGGAAGCTGTCAATGACACCCGAACGCTACAAGGAGCTTACCGAGCCGATCCTGAATAACACCGTATTCCATGAGCTTTCTGTTAGCCACGAGCGCATGGAAGAGCCTAAACTCACCGAAGAAGAGGCGAGGCAATGGTGTTTCTGTTCGGAGTTTGACGGGATGCTGATACACGTATCCGAGATTCAGTCACGTGTGTGCAACAACAACTGCAACATGCACAGAATTCAGAAGGAGCAACAATCATGACCCTCTACATCGACACACGACCACAGTTGGATTGGGTGAAAACCGACAAAGATCACATGTATGCAGTGTCAATGTTTGGCAGATACAGTATTTATTCTGAAGAAAATAATGACTGGAAGATGGTTTATTGGGTCAGGCTATATGATGAAAAATGTGAGTATGGGGATGATCTGATGGAAGATGGAACTCCAGATTATTATACTCTTGAAGCCACCAAAGCCGCCGCCCAAGCCGACTACGAGCGGCGAACGGCGGAGAGGTTTGTTAAGGTGGATATAGAGCTTCCCGACACGTTCGATGCCGATGAGTATTTGAACACGTTGGACATCTTTCATCATCCCTACATAACCGACAGAACCAACACCGAAGCCTATGAAGTTGCTGGACTAATGGCTCGCTTTGTTGCGCATTGGGCACAATCCGCAATCAAGGAGGTCGAGCCATGACCAACCACGACAAATACGAATGCGCCCGTAGGGAATTGGCCATGCGTCAAAGGGTCTATCCCAAGTGGGTGGAGAGTGGACGCATGAGTCAAGCCACAGCAGACCATGAAATCGCCTGCATGAAGGCCATCGTGGAGGACTACAAGGAAAAGGCCGAACCGAGTTTGTTTGGGGAGGGGCGTGTATGAAAAAACTCTTCAAAGTCCGATTGTGGAACACCCAAGGCCATTTCTTCATCTATGTCATCGCCAAAGACAAGGAGCAGGCCGAGCAGAAAGCCCTCAAGGAGTACCGATACTGCACCGTAACGTCGTGCGTGCATGAGGGGGAGGTGATACCATGACCCACGTCACCTTCCGCCCCTACCAGATCGCAGCCCGTGAGCAGATGCGCTCCGCCTTCGCAGAGGGCGTGCGTTCCCTGCTGTTCGTGCTGCCCACAGGCGGGGGCAAGACCACGGTAGCGTCCGACATGATCCTTCGGGGTCTGGAAAGGGGCAAACGCTCCGTGTTCCTGGCGCACCGAACCGAGCTGGTCGAGCAGGCCGCCGCGCGTCTGGCACACTTCGGCGTGTACGCAGGTGTCGAGCAGGCATCCCGCCGCGCCCGCAATTCCCGCGTCACCGTCGCATCCATACCGACGCTCGTTCGCCGCCCCGAGAGCCGCCTGCCCCTTGCCGACCTTGTGATCGTCGACGAGGCGCATCACAGCACCTCCAACGGCTTCGCCAAGATCATCCGCCATTACACCGAGCGCGGGGCGTGGGTCGTGGGGCTGACGGCCACGCCGTATAGGTTAGACAACAAACCCTTGGGCGACTTCTACCAGAGGCTCATCGCACCCGTGTCCATGTCCGACCTGATCGCGCACGGCCATCTCGTACCGCCGACCTACTACGCCGTCGACCACCGCGATCTGTACCAAGACGTAGGCGTTATGGCAGGCGACTACAAGTCCAGCGAAGCCTTCGCCATAGCCGACAAGCCCAAGCTCTACGGGGAGGTCGTCGACAAGTACCGAAGCCACGCTGACCCCACACGCCCAGCCATCGTCTTCAACATCAACGTCGAGCACAGCCTGAAGACGGCTGCGGCGCTCGCTGAGGCAGGCATACAGGCAAGGCATCTGGACGGGGAGACCCCCAGTAGCGATCGCGAGTCCATCCTGCGCGACTTCCGAGCAGGACGCTTCCCCGTGCTGTGCAACGTCAACATCCTCACAGAAGGCTACGACCTTCCCGAGATCGGCACGGTGATAATAAACAGGGCGACAAAATCCCGTTCCCTGTGGAAGCAGATGGTAGGACGTGGGCTTCGACCCGCCGCCGGCAAGACCCACTGCATTGTCATCGACCACGGGGGCAACGTCTGGGAGCACGGCTTCGTGGAGGCTCCCGAGGAGTACACGCTCTTTCCCGAGCCCAAGAAGTCCAAGGCAGGCGAGTCCAATCCGCCCGTCAAGGTCTGCCCCGTATGCGACGCGGTGGCACACCTGTCCGCCCGTGCCTGCGCCGACTGTGGCCATGAGTTCCCCGTGGGATCGATCACCGTCGACGAGGGCGCAGAGCTGGTCAACGTGACCGAGCTGCTCATGCGCTCGCTGGAGGTCGCGACAGCCCCACAGATCGCCCCAGAGCCACGATCGCGCGAGGAGCTGATACGAACCCTTCCCGCGCACCTGAAGGGCCGCAAATTCAGCGAAATGAGCGACGAAGACCTGCGGCAGTACGCCCTGCACATGGGGTACAAGCCCGGGTGGGTGTACCACCAGAGGAAGATGAGGAATAGGAGGGTGCATACATAAGCGCCGATCAACAAACAACCGATAACTAAACTGATAAGAAAATGATACGAGATATGTTTCGGGATATGTCAATAATAACAACTACACTTATGGTATTTGTTATTCTATTCGCCTTTATCTCACTTGATGGATTACTGCCTACAGCAGAATACCATAGTGGGCATGTAGTCGATAAACATTACACAGCAGAAAGCAAAAGAACTGGAACTGGTTTCGGGGTGACAGGCGGAGGGCAAACAGGGGTTATAATTACCACAGAAAGAGAGCCCGAGAATTACCTATTAATGGTCAGGGCTGAAAATGGGGAAATCGTAACTGTTAAATGCGAACCTGAACTATACTACGAAAAAGAAATAGGTGAACCAGTAGAGTTTGTCGTTTACAAAGGCTGGTTTACAGGAATGTCATGGGGCGCTCGTGGGCGCTTTTAATCGGGCACACGTCGGTTCCAAGTGATAGCAACAAACCACCAACCGAAAGGAAAACGCACTATGAAAAAAGACATAGACCTTGATTGGGATATAGTGAATAAGAAAGGGTATTGGCACGTCAATATTTTTGACAAAATCAGTGGAAAAAATCTTCATTCTGACACTTTCCCAGAGTTCTACTATTCGCAAGAAACGGCTGGACTAAGGTGTATGAGTAAGTATTTAATGAGCTTGCCTCAATTCGCATCTGATGAAGTGGTATTAGGCCCAGACGAAACCACCCTCATCAGCTTTAACGCCAAAGGCTGGCCCGTACGCATCGTCGTTAACGGCGAACAGGTACGCCAAGCTACCTCCATCGAGCTAAAGTGGGACATCAAAGAGCAGAAGGTGGCCAAAGTCAACGTGGGTATGCTGGTTATGGGGGAGGTTAAGAAATGAACCCCACCAAAGCCCTAAACATCGCCATGTTCGTTGCTGAGGTATCGTCAAAATTCGATATCAAGAGAAATATGCTATTAGAAGCTAATCTTGAGGAAGCATTCAGGGAATGGCTGTCCAAGAGGATATACGAGGGTTTTGGCCTCTACAAGGGCACGACCGTATGGTACTCTTTTCGTAAACCCACCATATCGTACTTAGGACTATGGAAATGGATGAAATTCAAGCTCGATTCTCGCTATGGCCTAGTGAACGTCTACATACTGTCCAAAGAGGACTATGTTAAAGCCATTGAGTTTGAGAGCGGATGTGATCTGAACGAGCTCATTAGCAGCCATAGGCTAAGTCACATGTACGAACAGCTCATCATCACC